ATTGTTTTCTTGGCGCAAATATAGGGGGCAGTAGTGATTTCTTTGATGGTGCGGTGTTGTTACGTAACGTATATTCTCGCGCTGGATATTCATATGATGCGAATCACCATATGTCTACTACCAATGGCTATTGGGAAAAAGTTGGTGGCGGCACTGTCAACAATAATCCTGTCGTTGCGGCAAGAGGGATTAGATTCTGGGTAAACACAGGCTCTTCGACAAGTTATGGTACAGGTAATGCTGTTACGAATACCCACGGAAGAATTGAAATTTTTGGAGTTGTAAAGCCATGAGTGTAGCCAGAGCAATAGAAAATTTAGTCGAGGGTGCAGTTAATACACAAGACTTTGTAGTTCGTCATGGCGCAGACATGGTTAGTTATACAGTCGAGTGGTTAAACTCAGACCTAACAGAACCAACTTCATCTGCAATAGAGGCCAAACGTAATGAGTTGTATGCAGAAGATAATCTTAATGCTCTAAGAGTTTTAAGAAATAATAAACTCGCTGAAACAGACCATTGGGCTTTATCAGATACAGATGCGATGACACAGGCTCAAACTGATTATCGTCAAACCCTGCGTGACATCACAAAAACCTACACATCAATAGATGATGTTGTATGGCCTACAAAGCCGTGAGGGGCTGAACGATGGATGAGACACAAGCACAACTAGATGCTCACGAACGAGAGTGTGCTATCCGATATGCTTCCGTTCAGGACAAGCTAGATGCACTCGACAAACGATTGTGGCGACTTGAAGCCATGATTATGGGGTCAACGGTAATCATCGTTGGCCTTGCTTCTTCACTTCTTATGAAAATGTAACATGAAAAACTAGGGGGATGTGCCAATGTTGGCAGAGTTGGCGGCGGCTAATGCCGCTTTTTCAGTTATAAAACAAACTCTTGCCAATGGGCGTGAACTCGCTTCCGCTGGTAAAGCTATCGCCCAGTTTGTCAATGCAGAGGACGAACTACAGAAACGTGGTAACAAAAAGAAAAACTCATTCTGGCGTAAAGTAGGCGGTAACGCTGGGGATGACCTAGAAGAGTTTATGGCTTTAGAACAGCTTCGGACTAAGAAAGCTGAACTAGAGTCTGCCATGAAGCTGTACGGTAGGCCGGGACTCCATAGTGATTGGGTTAAGTTTCAGGTTGAAGCTCGTAAAAAGCGTCAACAGCAAGCCGAAGAAATAAAACGAAAGCGTCAACAGATTACAGAGTACGCCATAGCTGGTGTTTTTATTCTACTAGGTGGAGCTATATTAGCTTACTTCCTGTGGATGCTTTCGATTGCAGTTAGGACAAACTAATGATTAACGTATTACTACAAGGGCTGTTTGGTGTAGCCAGTAATGCTGTCGAAGGTTTCATAGAAACTAAGAAAGCAAAGGCCAAGCAAAAGCTCGTCAAGATTGAGGCTGAAACCAGCATCATGGAAAAGAAAATTGCTGGCGAAATCGAATGGGATGTAGAAGCAGTCAAAGGTTCAAAGGAAAGCTGGAAAGATGAGTACCTCACAATTTTGTTTAGTATCCCACTTTTACTCTGCTTCCTGCCGTGGACTGTCGAATACGTGGAACGTGGCTTTGCGGCGTTGGCACTCACACCTGATTGGTACAAATATACCCTTGGTGTAATCGTATCAGCATCCTTTGGTATCAAAGGCGCAACCAAGATGTTCGGGGGTAAGAAATAATGCCCAGAGCAGTAACTAGACTTAACGAGGCTAGTGAGATTACTATCCCATTGAGAAACCTTGTATCCATGATTGCCTTCACAGCCGTGTCTGTGTGGGTCTACTTCGGGTTGACAGAGCGAATATCTTTCTTGGAACACAACCTTGAGTTGACTATGCAGGAAGTCGAAGAGAATGACCACTGGATTGACAGCTTTGAGCCACCGAAAGAAGTACAGAATACTGTATCTAGGGTACAGGAATTAGAAATTGAAGTAGAAAAGCTAAAGTTAGTTATAGCAGGGAGATTCCACTAATGAAACTAGACGAACTAATGGATGCCCTACACTCAGAACTAGGAATGAAACTACTGGAACGCATACGTGACCCAGAAGTTAAAGCCTCTGACCTCAATGTTGCCCGTCAATTTCTCAAGGATAACGACATTACAGCTATCCCGGCAGACAATAATGCTCTAGCTCAACTATTAGAAGAGCTTCCATTTAACGAGCAGGAAGACCTCATACAGTAGTCTGGGCTACCTACCCACCAGACACCCCCTAAGACCCCACTCAGAGGGGCTTAAATCGCCATTAAACACCTATTGGAGAAATGAATGTCCCTCTACAGAAACATGAACGCAAGAAAGAAGGCTGGCACAAGTCGGTCAAAGAAGAAATCAACTATCTCACCAGAGATTTATCGGAAGATGAAACTCAAGAAAGGTGGGTTCGCACCTAAGAAAAAGAGTAAAGCTTAGTAATGGGTTTACGCCGAAGAAAATATTTTGATTTTAGTAGGCTAAAAAATAGGAAGCGAAGAGTTCCATATAAATCACCAATATATTTTTATAGGAGTAAAAAATGCCAAAAGGCAAGGGAACATACGGTAGCAAAAAAGGAAGGCCACCTAAGAAGAAATGATTGAAGGCGACAGTTTATTGTGGTGGCAGTGGTGGCTACTAATAATGATTACTTTGAACACCACAATAAACGTCATTGTGTTCTTCAGACACAGATTTAGGAAACAAAAAGATGGCTCAATATAAAGGTAAATCGGTAACCCTAAATAAGCCTAGCCGCATATCGAAGGGTGAACCGGGATATGGACGTAAGAAATCTAAGGTCTATGTCAAGGATGGCAAACGTGTCAAGAAGGTTATGTTTGGTGACCCTAAGATGAAGATTAAGAAGAACCAATCTGGTCGCAGAAAGAACTTCAGAGCAAGACACAACTGCTCTACCGCTAAAGATAAGACAACGGCACGTTACTGGAGTTGTAAGGCGTGGTAGATAATAGAATCAAGGACTTCAAGAACTTTCTTTACATGGCATGGAAGCACTTGAACTTACCTCACCCAACCCCTCTACAGTACGACATCTCAGATTATCTACAGGATGAGGACGGACGTAGGGTAGTTATCGAAGCTTTCCGTGGCGTTGGTAAGTCATGGATTACATCTGCCTATGTTTGCCACCAACTGTTGCTGAACCCACAGAAAAACATCCTAGTGGTATCAGCATCAAAGACTAGGGCAGATGATTTCTCTACCTTTACCCTACGCCTCATCCACGAGATGCCCATACTGGCACACCTGAAGCCTAAAGATGGACAGAGGATGTCAAAGATTAGCTTTGATGTTGCCCCTGCCAAGGCTTCACACGCTCCTAGTGTTAAGTCGCTAGGGATTACAGGACAACTTACAGGTAGCCGTGCTGACCTTATTATTGCTGATGACGTAGAGTCTGCAAATAACTCTATGACACAGATGATGAGGGACAAGCTGGCAGAAACCATTAAGGAATTTGAGGCTATCATCAAGCCGGGTGGACGTATTGTCTTCCTAGGTACGCCTCAGACAGAGATGTCAATCTACAATCTGCTAGATGAGCGTGGATATACGACAAGGATATGGCCTTCCCGGTATCCAGATGACAGGCTGAAGACTGCCTTTGGGTACAAACTAGCCCCTATCGTAGCAGATGAAGACACCCTAGAGGGGCAACCTACTGACCCCCGGAGATTTGACTCAGATGACCTGTTAGAAAGGGAAGCATCTTATGGAAAGTCTGGTTTTGCTCTACAATTCATGCTTGATGTTAGCCTATCAGATGCTGATAAGTACCCACTCAAGCTTAATGACTTTATGGTCGTATCTGGTTGCTCTAGCTGGACAGATGCCCCTGTAAAAGTGCAGTGGGCAAGCGGTAAAGAGCAGTTAGATGCCTTCAAGCACCTACCTAACGTGGGGCTGAAGGGTGACTACTGGTGTGCCCCCATGATTATCTCTGACGAGACATCCCCTTGGGACGGTGCAGTGATGTCTATTGACCCGGCTGGTAGAGGTAAAGACGAATCTGCCTACGCTGTAGTCAAGATGATGAAGGGTCAGTTGTATCTGACAGCCGCTGGTGGCCTACAGAATGGCTACTCAGAGGAGAGCCTAGAGGTTCTCAGTAAGGTTGCCAAGCAACAGAACGTCAATAAGATTATCACAGAGAGCAACTTCGGTGACGGTATGTTTACCCAGTTGCTGAAGCCTGTGTTGTCTAAGATTCACCCTGTCAGCATAGAAGAGGTACGACACAACACCTCTAAAGAGAAGAGGATGATAGACACACTAGAACCTATCCTCAACCAACACAGACTTGTGGTGGATGAAAAGGTGATATTGCAAGACTATCAATCTGAGGTAGACCTCAAGTACAAACTCTTCTACCAACTGACTAGGTTAACACGAGATAAAGGCTCTCTGATACATGACGATAGGCTTGATGCTCTGTCTATAGCTGTAAACTATTGGGTAGAAACCCTAGATAGAGACATTCAGGAAGCTGTAGCAGACCATAAAAGAGAACTATTAGACATAGAACTGGCTAAATTCATGGAAGCCTCTGTGGGAAGAAAGCCAAATACAGAGAACTGGATAGGGTTGAGATAATTAATACCCACCATATTAGATAAAAAGGGACACTATAGGGACACCTATAAGACATAGATATAAGAAATGTATGTAGGACTATCCCTATAGATACCCTATAGAGGACTATAGATACCAATATGGCTGATAATGACAACGTAATTAAACTGTATGAGTCCATAGAAGATAGGATTCAGGACTTGGTAAAAGGTGAGAAGGCTGTTGTAGTGTTATCAATGGATGAAGATGGGCTTTCTATTGGCTCAAACTCTGAGCTTGATACGATAGTGTTGATGCTGGAAGCGGCTAAGTATCGGTTACTAGAGGGTATGTCCTACCATTAATTTTGATAAAAAAATCTGAGGGGGGTACGTAGGGTGTCCCGGCCAGAAAATCCCCCGGCTACCCTTCGGCCACCCCAAAAAAAGACAAGAGGCCACCCCATCCGTCACAGGATTTGTCACGGCATCCGGCCAGCCAGCAAGCCAGCAAAGGGTTTCCGATAGAATAGCAATCAATCGAATATCTGAAGGGGTTGACCTTTCGGTTTTTTGTTTGGCCTTGTCTGTCTTGTGGTCTATTTTTTTTCTAATGTATCCATTGTGGCATTTAATGGCTTGACGGATGTTTCAAAATTTGAGATAACCCTATTTAATCTTTTGGTGAAACGTTTCATTTGCTTAGTAACCATGCGCTATTTGACATTGTGAATAAATCGACTAGGGGCTTTCATGGCCGCAAGGCCAGCACCTATGCCAATGGTGGCTAGGTGTATTACATGAAAGGTTAAACCCCATGTTTAATAATGTTACTTCTACCGTTGTCGCTATCGTTGCTATTTCGTTGGCCGTTGTTGTTTCACGCCGTTGGCTTACTCGCCGTCGTGCCCGTGATAACCGTTTCGGCCTGTCATTCGGTAAGCATTCGATTGGCTTTCATTTTGGTAAGCTTTCGGCTTATGCCTTTCCGGCATCCGGCCGCACTCTTAACCAGCGTTTACTTGCTGTTAAATAAGGGTGGCTGATATGAATGATAACGATATCATCTGCAAAATTGACGCTGAAAGACTAGCACAACGGATAATAGACCAGTCAAACCGAATGAAAGGCTGGTCTATGCGAAACATTGTCAAAATGGTGCGTGATGAAATGGGCGGCCGTGCCGCTTATCATGCCAGACAATATATTGTTGGCCGCTATGCTAACAGCTAGGCAATGGTTCAAGCTTGCTGGTTACACCTTTTTAGGTGGATTAGCACTATTCGATATCTGGCTCTTGCTGGTTATCTTCTAAATAATACCGCTAGATGGTTTTAAATGGCCGTCTAGCGGCCTTAACTATCCATTGTGGCATTATTTGCATTGTTGCCATGAAAGCCCCTAGTCATAACCTAAATCAGACAAAAGGGGTATGTTATGACATATAAACTCTTAGGGGTTGGCAATAATGCTAAAACCGTAAAGGGTGACGGTTCAGAGTATCTAACCGCTATCCTATATCTTGCCCCAGCTAAACAGGTAGAAGGCATAAATCTATGTCCTATGGCTGTTATGGCTGGGTGCGATAAGGCTTGTCTTTATACGGCTGGCCGTGGGGCTTTTAGCAATGTTCAGGCGGCACGTATCCGCAAAACAATATTGTATCGTGATAATCGGGCTTTGTTTCTGGATTATTTACGGGCTGATATTGCAAAGTTTGCAGATTATTGTCGCAAAAAAGGGGTTCAGGCTTGTGTTAGATTAAATGGCACGTCTGATATTCGCTTCGAGCGTTTTGGCATTATGCAAGATTTCCCAGAGGTTCAGTTTTATGACTACACAAAAGACATAAAACGGGCATACGGTAGCTTGCCAGCTAACTACCACCTAACCTTGTCATATTCGGAAAAGAATTTTGAATATGCCAACCTTGTTAAACAGGCCGCACAAGCTACGGGCAAAAATATGGCTGTAGTTTTTCGCCGCAAGGCTGATATTCCTAAAACCTTTTTAGGCTTACCAGTTTTAGACGGTGATAAGGATGATTTACGATTTTTAGACAAGCCTAATCATGTAGTCGCACTATATGCCAAAGGTAAGGCTAAACAGGATAAATCAGGCTTTGTTATTGGGTAGCAAATGAACCGCTAGGCGTTATCGCTTGGCGGTTTTTTTGTGCCCTAAAAAAAAGTTAGGCAAGGCTAACATTATAAGTCATGCCCCTTTTGTCATGCCTTGCCTAACACCTTTAGACCCATCAAACACGGTTATCAGGCAGTCTTGTTCCGTCCTGTTCCGTGGTCTTGTTCCCTTTGTTGACACAATCTTGTTCCGTCTGTATAACCAGACCTATGAGGAGATAAACATGGCAAAATACAAAGCATATATCACAGTCTATCACATGATAGAAATAGAAGCAGATACAGCCGCAGATGCCCGTAAAGAAGCAACTGATGGCACGATATGGGATGACCATATCAAAGACGTTATTATTGATATAGAACAACAAGAGGAGTAACACATGAACATATTCTATCTTGATGATGACCCAGAGGTTGCCGCCGCTTACCATTGCGATAAGCACGTTGTCTGTATGATAAAAGAAACTGTACAGATGATGTCCACCGCACACCGTATGCTAGACGGTGACGAGTGGGCAGACAGCGTTGGCCTCGTCAAGTCAACCCACATCAACCATCCGTCAACCATCTGGGTTCGCTCCAGCGTTGACCATTACCATTGGATGTTGCAGTTGTTGCATCACCTGTGTGACCAGAAGCTCAAGCGTTTCGGCACACCACACGTTTACACTGCCCTGCTTCAGCCCTTGTCTGTCATCCCTGACAACATAGACGATGCTGGTTTCACACAGCCACCAGCGTGTATGCCAGACGAGTACAAGGAACACTGTTCCGTGCAGTCGTACCACAATTTCTACATCGGTGCTAAGTCACACTTTGCAAAGTGGGCACACACCGAAATGCCAGCGTGGTATGCCATGAGAATTTTTGCTTGACAATAACTATCCACTCAGGCGATAATCCTCAAGCTCCACATTTTTTCATGCTGAGTTCAGCCGGAAAGAAAAACGAATGTACTATAAATATATGAGAAACAACATCCTAGGTGCTTTGTATATCGAATATAACAGAGACAACAGTAGCATCTGGTCAGCCGAATTGGAAAATGGAGAGATTTTCCTGTATTGCGGCAGGGTGAGGGCAATCCTGTCTTCATCCAACTCATTATTGAGGGAACAAAATAAACGTAAGGAGAGTAATGAGACAGCCTATGCCTCTGGTAACGAACCAGAGCGAGACAGAAGTCGGTTCAGGGTTGTTAAGGGTTATCGAAATGTTTCGTGACATTGACCCTGAAATACAAGCACAGTCGGTGGCTGTGTTTTTAACTGTTGCCAACAATCCGCATCCTATAAAGATGGCAGATATTGGTAACAGATTGTCGTTGGCACAATCATCTGTGAGCCGCAACGTGGCTTACCTTGGCAGTGTCAATCGACATCATAAGAAAGGCCACGGTTTGTTGGACGCATATGAAGACCCAACAGAACGTAGGCGTAAACTTGTGAAGCTCACTGCGAAAGGTCAACGATTTTTCCAGAGGGTTTCAACAACCTTTTAGGGAGACTGCCTATGCCAGTACGTCAGAGGGGTGGTTCGTGGCAAGTTGATGTCCGTAAGCAGGGCATCAAGTTCCGTCACAACTACCCAACACAAGAACAGGCAGATGCCATGCTGGTTCAGGTTGAGGATGCCATAGCCAAAGGCTTGCCTCTTCCTGACCCAGAGTGTGCTACGCCACAGGCCATGACTGTCGTTGAATTGTTTGACAAGACAGCCGACAGATATTGGTCTGAAACAAATTGGGGCATGACTGCCATCCGTACATCACAAGAGATTGTGAGTGTGGTTGGTGTGAAGTGTCTCGCCAGCCAGATTGATGACAATCTTGTTGATGACCTTATCGCTTTCTACAAGCGCAAGGGTAATAGCAATGGCACAATCAACAAGAAGCTGTCGGTGTTGTCCAAGGCTTGCCAGTTTGGTTTCAAACGTGGCTGGCTCAAGACTAAGCCAAACATCGAATGGCTGAAGGAAGGCAAAGGCCGCATCAGGTTCGTCAGCGAGGACGAAGAACATATGATGTGGCGTTTGTATAAACAGATGGGGATGCTTGATGAACTCGACACATTCATGTTCCTGATTGATACAGGGATGCGTGTAGGTGAGCTTCGTAACATCCAGCTTGGTGACCTTAACGGTGACCGACTGACCATCTGGAAGACCAAGAACGGACAGCCTCGCACTGTTGTCCTGACCAGACGGGCAAAAGAAATCTTTCTACGCCGGGAAGGTGACCTATCAATGACACCTCATAAGGTGCGTTATTCTTGGGACAGGGTTAAGTGTGCGATGGGCTTGGAGCATGACGCTCAGTTCGTGCCCCATTGCTTACGCCACACCTGTGCATCACGATTGGTTCAGCGTGGTGTGCCGCTTCTTGTTGTCAAAGAATGGCTAGGCCATAACGACATCAAGATGACCCTTCGGTACTCTCATCTGTGTCCTTCAAATTTGGAAGATGCGGTGAAGGTACTTGAACCAGTAAGCAACGTGACAAAACTTGTGGCATAGTGGTGACGTTGTGACATCTTGCTTGAGTGTATTACTGACGATGCTGGCATACCTATAGTATGCTAATCGAAAGTTTCTATCATCCACTCAGGCATATATCGACTCTTAAACCAAACGGGCTGTTGCAAAAGCCCATCATCCACTCTGGTAGACTATCGCTGGAGTGGATGTCACACCCTACAGGAGTTAACTATATGACTGATAACATCAGTAACATCAACGACAAACAAGTCTTGTTGGAGCGTGAAATGCGTGAACATGGATTGTCACGCTATCACAAAAACAACTTCAAGAAAGCTGAACGTCAACAAGAGTCCACTACGGACTATGGACAGCACCTTCTCAGGGCTACCCTTGAAAGTCTTGAGACAGCGATTGCTGATTATGTAGAGTCCAGCCTCAATGGTAAGGCTGGCAAGGCGGCAACGGGGGCTGTGCTTGTATCAAGCCTTGAGCCATCGGTGCTTGCCATCATCACTCTCAAGGTGGTACTGAACCAAATCACAAGGCAACGTGCCTTCACATCGACTGCCGTGTCGCTGGGCATGGCGATTGAGGATGAGCTTCGCATCCGTTCCTTTGAGGAGAACAACCCACGGCTAATGAAGGTGGTGATGCAAGACCTTGAGTCTCGCTCATCATCCTACTCATACAAGCGCAGGAAGCTGATTGAATCAGCAAGGCGTGACGGTGTTGAGTGGCAGTCATGGACACAGCGTGAACGCCTCTTGGTGGGCAACGCTATGATTGACCTGACCATCCAGAACACGGGTCTTATTACTCACAAGATGGTCACCTCTGGTGGTAAGAAACGTAGGCTGGTTCTTCCTACCGACACTACGATGGAAGCTATCAAAGACCTGAACGCCTTCAAGGAAATACTGAAGCCTGACTTCTATCCTTGTGTTGTTCCACCTCGTGATTGGACTAGCCCCTACGATGGGGGTTATCACTCTCACCACATCAGGCCGCTGACTATGGTGAAGACGGATAATCACAATTACCTGTCGGAATTGAAACATTTTGAGATGCCTCAAGTCTACGGTGCAGTCAATGCCATGCAGAGGACACCGTTCAAGGTGAACAAGGGTATCTTGGATGTGCTTCGTGAGATATGGAACACAGGTATCGACTTGCCTACCCTACCACCATCTGAAAACTATCCCATCCCGGCAAAGCCACAGGACATTGCAACCAACAAGGAAGCAAGGACAGCTTGGAAACGGGAAGCGGTAATCATCCACACCGAAAACAACAGGCTCGATTCTAAGCGGCTCTTGTTGAGGAAGACCATCGAAGTGGCTGACAAGTTTCAGAATGAGCCAGAGTTGTACATGGTCTACCAGCTAGACTTTCGTGGCAGGGCGTACTGTGTCCCCAACTATCTCAACCCACAAGGCACTGACTTTGCCAAGTCACTTTTGGTCTTTGCTCATGGTAAAGAAATAGAC